GTCAGCAACTGGCTTGGATACCAATCCTTCTAGTTTATGCTCCTCTACAGTTTCATCGAACACCACTCTACCAGGCTGGTTTTTAGCATAGGCTGTAATACTATATCTATCTGCATGTTTACTTCTAAGATCTATTGATGCTAATTCATTTATAATATTGTTAATCTCTGTAGCACCTGATTCGCCATGCTCTTGCCTTACTACTCCAGTAGCCAGTGCTAATTTTGCTTCAGATAGATTAGTAAATCCATAATCACGAAGTCTAGCATGTAATACATCAAATCTTTCCTGCTCAATTTCACTGATTTTAGGAAATTTGTAATAACGTATTTTATCTATATACCTTCTTAAATTATTTCTATCTACCTGCTGCTTACCAGTTACCCAGGCAATTTTATCAAAGCTATTATCTACTGCGTATCTAATTATCCTTTTACCAGCCAGGGTAATCCAGTTGAAATCTTTATATGGAGCATCTTTTACAGAACCTTCATATGGCTTTGCCAATTCTTTTTTTTCTTCTCTTAATTCACTCAAATAATTAGTTAATTCTACCTCCTTGTCAGGATTTAACCTCATATCAGCCTTAACATCATTTATTTCAGTATTAAGGTTTTCAATTTTAATCCTGACCATTTCTGGCATATCTTTTCTATAACCACCTTTTGAACCTTCCTGATGCCAATCAGATTGAATTTCCTCAATAAATAAAACCTTATTATTATTTTTATCATCACGTGTATTAAATCTTATATGAACTAAAGGATTATCAACATCGAAGTGCATATCTTGTCTATATAATCTTTCAGGTAAATCCCATTTTACTACTAGCTCCTGGTAATCCCTTCCACCAGGTTGAACCTGACTACCACCACCCCATCTTGGTTTAATTTTCATATCATCTGCATCAGGCATATTTACTATTTCAGGTTCTGCTTCTTCATCTATATATGTAAATTCCTCTATATGCATTTCTTCACCATACCACTGTTCCCTGTTATCATACCACCAATCTCGTAGCTCATCTTTTGTTTTAGTCATCTTTACAACTTTTTGTGGATCTATAAAATTATCAACTGAAGTATTACTATCAGGTGCATCTGGATCGTACACACCATCATATAAAATATATTTTTTGCCTTCAGGGAAGCTTTCTAAATCATCAGCCAGCTCCAACCTATTCACTTCTTGCTCAATTATAGTTTCACCCATAACATCATATCCATTTTCTAACTCATCCCAACCTTCGTTCATCCTATATTCTATTTCTTCCTGTATAGCCTGTGATGCTTCTTCTTCTGTATTAAATCCAGGTGCACCATCAGCATACATTCCTATATCCCTCCAAGGATCACCATACTGAACTACATCCCATCTTTGTTCTTCAGGCATTTCATATTCAGCTTCTTCTTCATAAAACCGTTCCCATCTCGCATCATCCCATTCTGCAGTTTCAGCAGGTAAATTATCAATTGTTCCCCAGTCAACTAATTGAATTTCATTTTTCTCAATATGCTTTTTAATTTCAGATATAGGAATACTATCAATTGGTTTGTACTGATTTAATAATTCATCTATTTTAATAGCAGCCATTTCATCGTTGGATACGCCCTGCCTTCTTAAAAAGTTTTTAACGTTCCTGGACTTCAATGAAGCTGCATTTAATTTATCAATTGCCTTAGATGATTTATTGTAAAAGACAGGTACAACTGAAAATGATACATCACCAGTTTTAGCATCAGGATTTATTATTCTTCCAAATCCAGCATCTTCATACATATTTCTAACCTGATTATCTAAGGTGGATTTATTAAACATATTATCCAGCATCAACTTGATTTTGCGATAAATCTTAACCATTGTAGAATCAGTTTCTATATATCCGAAGTAATATGCAGTTCCTTCCTTCTCAAATAATTCCTGTTTAGTTAAAAGACCACCTGCATCTTTATATTTTTGATAATAATCATCTAATATTTTTTGAGATTCTTCATCTAACCTTCTATAGTGATTACCAAAAAATTCTTCAACTACATCTTGAGGTCTTGCACCTTTATATAATTTGATAATAACCTGGCCATTTTCTTCTTCTGTACTACCTAAAGCTCTAAGGTTACCAGTCTCTGGGTCAATACCTTCACCTTCCTTAAATTCTTTAGGATCAATTCCACGTTCTATTAATTCCTCATCTGTAATTATTTTAATTTCATCCGAGAATTGAAGAACTGATTTTTCTTCAAATATTTCAGGGTTTTGTTTAGCAAGCTTCTCTGCCATATCCAGAGTCTTTTCGTCATGTGTTCCTTCCTCTCTTGCACGTAATATTTCCTTTCCAACTTTTGTTTTATTAAATTTTGCCTGCTGAAGTGCCTTATTCTGACTGATAGCTATATTAACCATTCCTGCTGGAGCTGCACTTCCAACCTCACCAAATGCTTCTGATAATACAGCAGATGGATTAATTTCTTTACCTGCTGCTACAGAACCAACTATCTCACCACCTCCACCTAAAGCCATTTGAGTACCAAGTTCTGCTCCTCCTCCTAGTACCTTACTACCAATCTTTGGAGCTATTTTTCCAGCCACACCTGCACTTATCATATCTAATATTGCAATTGGGATACCTTTTTTAAGACCTGTTACTCTAGCTTCTGACATCAAATTTTCATTCTGTAAGCCAGATAATAACTCATCAGGATTTGTAACATCTATGCCATACTCTCCCATGGTTTCCAATATCATTCCTGTATATTCCATTGATAGGGATGCAAGGCCTGCTGCAGTATATAATCCGTAAGCTCCACCAGCTATTGCTCCAGGCACTCCACCAACAGAACCAATTGCTACTCCAGTTGGTACAGTAACAGCAGCTATTGTTGCCTGCATAGGTAAGAATTGGGACATTGATTCAGCAGTTATTTGAGCGACAATTTCAAATGGATCAGTTATTAATCTATTTAAGTTGCCTTTTTGAAATTCATCATATGCCTGTGACTTTTTAATACCCTGGATTTCAGCTTGTAACAATGCAATTTCTTTTACACGCTCCTCAATATCTAGTC